AAGAAAAATGATAAAAAGAAAACTAACCGCAGCAGTTGTCACTGTTACTAAAGGTAGACCTGAGCTAGACCAGTGTATAGCCTCCGTACAGTCTCAAACATACCCTGTCCAGCACTACCTACTTTACGACAACGGTATGCTCCCCAGACTCCTTTTAAAGAAGAACCAGCACGTCTGTGTCTTCCCAACCCCTATAGCCTTTCCTGACAAAGATGGTCGCAGGTGGTTGGCAGCAGTACCTCACCTGATTAACGAAGACGTTACATTCTTTTGTAATGATGATGACTGGTTTGACCACAACCACGTAGCAAGCCTGATGGAGATTATCAACAGAGATAATGACTGGGCATACTCACTGCGTAAGATACACGATAAGGACGGAGAGTTCTTGTTCAACGACAGGTGTGAAGCACTGGGTGAGTTGCACGAGGACTGGAACAACAAGGGTTGTAACTTTGTAGACTGGTGTATGTGGGGCATGAGGACAGACAAGTTAAAAGGAATATCTGCAATCCTTGGTATGCCTGGCTTTGGTTCTGACAGAGAGTTTTACAGAGTTGCTAAACAGATGTTCCCCAAGTTTGGGACGACTAAGAAACATACTTTTAATTTCAGACTGGGTGGTAACCCTGGCTCTGTTACAAAAGAGTTCTTTGAAGCAGGTCACAAGTTTATGAAAGACAAGTACGGTGAAGTAATGCCCTGGGAGGCTTGATGGATTTTGACCTAGCCAAGTTTTATAAGTTCTGTGCCGAACTAAAGATTGAGACAAAAGAAGAAGGTCTCAAGAAAATGGGTAAGCTCTTAGGGACACAGACGTATGTCATGGAAGAGATAGATAAGGGGTTAAAAGAAGATGTCCATTTCTTTGTTATTCTCAAAGGCAGGCAACTGGGAATTACCACAGTATCCCTGGCTCTTGATTTATATTGGCAGTTCACACACCCAGGATGGCAAGGGACACTTGTTTCAGATACAGAAGAAAACAGGGATATGTTCCGAAGCACGCTGGGAATGTATATTGATGGTCTGCCCAAAGAATATAAGATTCCTTTGGTTGCCCACAATAGAAACCAGATGGTCCTCAAGAACAGGTCTCGCATCTTCTATCAAATTGCGGGAAATAAAGCTAGGTTGGGGCAGGGTAAGGCTATTACATACCTACATGCAACAGAGACCGCTTCCTGGGGAAATGACGAAGGTCTAGCTTCCTTGATAGCATCTCTTGCAGAAAAGAATCCTCAGCGTCTGTACATCTTTGAATCCACTGCACAAGGGTTCAATATGTTCCACGATATGTACAAGACGGCTAAGAGAGCTAGGACACAGCGTGCAATATTTTGCGGTTGGTGGCGCAACGAGTATTACTCTGTAGGACCAGATACAAAAGAGTACAAGGTTTACTGGGACGGTAAACTCAAACCCGAAGAGAAGGAATGGGTTAGAGAAATTAAAAAGATGTACGGTGTTGAGATAAACTCACGCCAGATGGCTTGGTGGAGATGGAAGATGGCAGAGGGTATCAAGGATGAAACCCTGATGTACCAAGAATTCCCACCAACTGAAGACTATGCTTTTGTGATGACAGGTACAAGTTTCTTTTCTAATAGCAGGTGTACAGATGCAGCAAAACACGCCAAAACCCTTGACTACGAATGTTACAGATACGCCTTTGGGCAACTCTTCCAAGACACAGAGTGCTTACCGTCCTCAGACCGTTTGGCAACGCTACGGGTATGGCAACAACCCGTTGATACCGCCTACTACGTTATTGGAGCAGACCCAGCTTACGGCAGCTCAGATTGGGCTGACAGATTTTGCATACAAGTCTATCGAGTCTATGCAGACGGACTTGACCAAGTTGCTGAATTCGCCACATCGGAGCTTAACACTTACCAGTTCGCTTGGGTCATTGCTCACATTGCTGGAGCATACAAAAACTCGACTCTTAACCTCGAAGTTAACGGACCAGGACAAGCAGTCATCAACGAACTCAGAAACCTAAAACGTCTAGCCTCTGCCATGCAAGGCAAGATGGCAACCGACATGATGGACGTACTCGGTAGTATGCAAAACTACATTTGGAGGCGCAACGACACAATGGGTGGACTCTCCAACTCCATAGGCTTCCTAACCACCTCATCATCTAAAGAACGTATGCTCTCCTACATGAAGGATTACTTTGAGCGTGGCATGATGGGCATCTTCAGCATGGACTTGCTAGAAGAAATGAAAGGCATCGTCCGTGAAAATGGATTTATAGGTGCACCTGGTAGAGGTAAGGATGACCGTGTGATAGCTGCTGCCCTAGCTACGATTGCGTGGGCAGAACAAGTACAACCTAGATTGATAGGTATGCGTCTGTCAAAAGAAATGTCACTCAAACAAGATGAGTACACCCCTGAACAACTGGCAGTCGGCAAGAACGTAAGCAATTATTTAAAGATGATAGGCGTGTACGGAGGTAAAGATGTTGCCTCTAGATAAGAAAACTCTTAAGAAAGAACTCAAACTGTTCCTTGATGACAAGGACAGGGGTATCTCTATTAAGAATTTCTGTGAGATAGCGGGCATATCTGACCGTTTGTTCATGTACATCATCAAAGAAAACAAACTACCCATGACTGAATCTGTCCAACGTGGGCTTAACAGAGCCTATATGCATTGGAAGGAAGGGCGGTTGCGGGTAATGAAGAAACATACCAACGAGACTTATCCTGATTACAGGAAAGAACCAGTTCCTGCTGTAATGCCAATGAGTAAGTTAGTAATGACCAACACGGGGTTTAAAGTACAAAACAAGCCTCTAAATAGGCATGATTACGCAAATTTCGACAATATTTTGTTAAAAACTTGAAAAAGGGGGTGATATGGCAGTGCTTAAAGACTATATGTGTACAGAACACGGTGTATTTGAATCTAGGGAGGCAAAATGCCCTATAAAGTTCTGTCAAGGGGATTTATCTGTTATTTTCTTGCAACCAGTAGGCATAAAGTCCGAAAACACCAAGAAAAACGATAAAAACCTTAAACAACTGGCTTTAGAGTTTGATATGACCGATATTAAGTCTACAAAGGCTGGTGAACACCAAACTGGGTACTTAAAACGCAAAAATAAACTATCTGACAAGGCTTTTGAGGAAGCTGGAGCTGCTATGGCTCAGAATCAGAAGCGTCAAGAGGAAGAAATGATTAAGCAACGTCTGAGTGGCGTAAACTGGGGTAATGGTGGTAATATCAACCTCAAATCCGTCATGGGTGGGCAGTTTAAACCCGTTGCTGACGAAGCCGTTAGCGTTTTACCCAAAAGTGTAGGACAATTTGTACCACCCAGACCTGGTGCAGGGAGTCAGGTTGACCATGAGGGACTTAAGATTAATTCAAGTTCGGAGTAACCATGAAAATACCAAAAGGGATGCTAGATAGAGATGAGTTCTTTAATGACATCATCTATAAATGCGAAGTCTCCCTTGCCTCTCGTAAAGTAGATTACGCCTCTTTACGTAACTGGTATCTCTTTGGTAACGGACCTGATGAAGCTCCTGCACTCTACAACAAAATATTTCCGCACCTAGACCAAGTTACTTCTTTCTTGTACTCTGCTGAGACAACAAGATTTAGTATTAACCTGGGTGCGTCTGTTCCAGAAGGTGAGCACACCAAGATTCCAGTCCTCACAAAAGCTCTTAACAACGAGTGGCTAAATAGCAACGCTGACCAAGTATTTTCTACGGCTACCACTTGGGCACTTGTTTACGGCACAACTTACGTCAAGCTCATCATAAACAACGGTATCCATCCGTACATGGTTGAGCCTGGTACGGTGGGTGTCCTGCGTGAAGACATCACGTACACGGATAGACAAGAAGCAATCATTCACAAGTATTACATCACCAAGTCTGAGTTGTATGCTCGTTTGTACAAGCATCCCAACAGAGACAAGATACTACAAAAAATAAATTCTATGCCTCACGAGAGGACCGAGATAGCCAACGGTTTAGAGCGTATTATTATTTCCCAGTCCAACCCAACTATCTACGGT